CATCAAGGTCGTTAATGCCTTCAAGCGCATCAGTGCCAATCGTGACAACGTTTGCCACTTGGCGCACGGGCGAAGTTTCAAAAACCAGTTTAACAATGCGGCCAGAAAGGTCTGGATGCACCAAAAAACCACCGTCTGCATCAGATCCAACCGACAATGCGGCTTGAATTTCAGACGATACCGCTGGACCGCGGCGGACATAAGCCAGCAAAGCGTTTTTATACGCACGTTGCTCTTCAGTGACAGCAGATCCATCAGTGCCAAGGCCCTGTCTATTTTGTACTTTAGCAAAGTTGTTGATCTGATCTTGGATCTGATCAAGACGTTGGTTAAGGTTATTGGCCTTGATTGTGTTCAGAATATCGGCTTGACCTTTTTTCATGTCAGCGATTTCTTTGTCACTTGCTTCGCGGAATGCAGTAAAGGTCTTGGCCAATTCCTGCATCAGTTCCATTTCTGTTTGTGGCATTTATTACTCCTAATGTTTCTCAACGCTGAAAAGCGCTGATTAATTTTTTGATGATCTCGGCCATTTCAGCGTCACGCTGTTGATCCGTCTGCGCTGCATCACGCAGTGCATCTGGATCAAATCCATCCGTCAGGGCGGCCTTGGCTTCCCTTCGGCTCATACCTGCATCGCGCAGGCTATTTTCAATCTGCCGTTTTAAAGTCGACGGCATATTCTTAAACATTGATGTATCAAAAAGGGCGGCGGCTTTGGCGTTGTCATCCTTAATGGCGTCCGCCAGACCAAAGGCCACAGCTTCATCAGCGGTAAACCACGTTTCCGCTTTCATTTTTTCGCGGATCAGATCATGACTATTACCGGTTTCTGCGGCGTACATATCCACAAGTGTGGTTGTCATTTTGTCTAGGATATCCGCCTCTTTGCGCAGGTCTTCGGCAGGACCGATAGCCATGGACCAAGGGTCATGGATCATGAAATATGCGTTTTTGGCGATATAAACTTCGTCACCGGCAAGCGCCAGATAAGACGCGGCCGATGCCGCCAGTGCATCAACATGTGTGATGATCTTGGCTTTTTTTTCGCGCAATGCGTTATACATCGCATTTGCATCAATAACCGAACCGCCGGGCGAATTAATACGAAGATGAATGATCTTGGCTGTGATGTTTTTCAGGTCAGCGATAAAATCCTTGGCATTGATGCCCCAAAAACCGATTTCATCGTAAATGGAAATTTCCGCCGCATCAGTGGCGGCATCTTGAAAAACTGAATAATTCTTCACAGCTTTCGGCTGCGTCATGCGCGCATAAATTGCTTTGGTCATGTATTTCTCCCTGATGTTGGGTCAGATGTCATGTTGACGGGCTGCAAATACGCATCTCCGCCGTCGCGGGGGTTCATATTCTCGCGTTCGCGCGCCTCGTTAGGCGACATGATCCCCCAGTTGATCATGCTTGCGTATCCTTCAACCCGTGTTTTAAAATCGCCGCGCAAAAGACCGTCGATCAAAAATTCCGCAAAATATTCTCTGCGATCGCTTTCAGGAATAAGCGTCTTGTTAATCGCGCCTTCCCATCTTTTTAGCCATGGCAAAAGCGTGTATTTGACAAATTCTAAAGACTGTTCTTCGATGTTCGAAAATGTCGCGCGGTCAAGATCAGCCAGCATATGCGGCGGCACGCGAAACATACGGGCGATTTCTTGTATTTGAAATTTACGTGTTTCAAGAAACTGCGCTTCTTCGTTCGACATTGTGAAGGGCAGCCATTTAAAACCCCCATCCAGAATGGCCGTTTTATAAGCGTTTTCGCCAGAAAATCCACCGTCCCAAGAATCTTTAATTGACTTCATTTGCTCGCCAGAAAGTTTTTGATCGGTGGTAAGAGCGCCAGATGGCCGCGCCATGTTTTCAAAAAACTTGGAACCGTGCGCCTCGGCCGCCTTGGCAAGACCCAGTGCTGCCATTTGCAGACGCACAGGGTTATGGCCGGAAATTCCATCGTTCGATAATCCGCGCAGATGAAAAATATCCCGCGCCGGATAGGTGATAATTTTTCCGGCGCTGTTCGCGATATCATAAGAAACCGTCAGATTGGCATCTTGGCGCGGTGTAACCCTCGACGGCTGTATCGGAATAAGCTCAAGAACACGACCGGCTGGGTTGCGGCTGATATATGCATACCCATTGCCGTTTATAGTCGCATGACCCTGCACGGTTTCCTTGAACTCATAGGCTGTTTGCCATGGGTTAGGGGTGCCGCTGTCATGTAGAACGCGATAAAGATCATAATCAACAGCGCGTTCTTTGCCGCCGTTCGGCAAACGCCTGTAAACATGGATCGGTATCTGCGCAACGCCTTCGGCAATAATCCGAACGGCTGCATAAACAGCAACGATCTGCATCGCTGTCGTTGTCGTTATACCTGAACCGCCGTCCATTTGTCGCGCCAGTTCACGCGATGTCATGGCTTGGCCCCTTTTAGGACGCAACCATTTCGAAAAAAGCTTCATTCAATCTCTTTCAAACAAAGAACACGCCATTCGACGCCGTAAAACCCTGCGGGTCTGGCGCTGATAGGGCAGCGCGACCAAGGCCCATGACCATGGTGACAACGCCGTCAATTTTCTCCGAAGACTTCGCTTTGTCCGGCTTGATGTTTCCAGCCGGGTCTTTTGTTATTGCCACGTTGCCGATCATCCAGCGCAGCACGGGGTCGCCGTTATGCTCGATCTTTTTTGAAACGATCAGGTCATCCAGCATCTTTGTCGGCGCGGACATGGATGCGTAACCCTGACCAAACTGCACCATGTTCAGACCTTCGGACTGCAGATTTGTCACGATCTGCGTGGCGTTCCACCGGTCAAACGGTATTTCTTTGACCACGAACTTTTCGCAGATTTCCATGATGCGTTTCTGCACGTAATTATAATCAACGACGTTGCCGTCTGTCGTTTCGATCCACCCTTCGCGCACCCAAAGGTCATAAGGCACACGGTCGCGTTCAACGCGCTGTCGTATGTTTTCCTTTGGCAAAAAGTACCAGTGCAGAACGCGCCATTTTTCTTTTTCTTCCAGCGGCGGAAAGGTCAGGCTGAAACAGGTGATGTCCTGCGTGGTTGACATGTCAAGCGCGCCAAAACAATCGCGCCCCGCCATGGTATCTTCATCAAATTCTGCGGCGCAGTCTGCCCAATGCTGCATGTCGATCCAGCGTTCTGATTGCTCGGTCCACACGTTCATGTGGAAACGGAGGAAATCGTTCAGTTCGTCAGGCTTGTTTTTTGCACGCGAAGCTTCTTCACGCAGGAATTCAGGTTTCAGGCTGACCCCGATGTTCGGATTTGCCTTGATCCAGTTACGTTCATCTTCCCAGTCGTCGCCTTCGTCTAAGGACGCAATGAAAGCAAAGTGGCTATCTTCAGAAAAGATGCCTTCCAGAACGGACGCCGAATATTCCCGCTGACGCCAGCATGGGGAATTTCTATCCCATCCCGCGGTTGTAATCGCCAGAACCATCGGCTGCAGCCTTGCTGCCGTCGACTTTTTCATGACGTTAAAAAGTTTAGCGTCTTTGTGCCGGTGGTATTCGTCAACGCTGACAAAATGCGGGTTCTTGCCATCCGTTGTGTCATCATCGTTAGAAAGCGGCTGCATTTTCGATGACCGCTCCGGATAAAAAACACAGTTCGTCATGAACTGCAGTTTTCGACGCACGGAATACGCCATCGGCAGCGCGCGCAGCATGTTCGCCGCTTCGTCATAGACTTGGCGCGCCTGGTCTTTCACTGTCGCGACTGCGTAGATTTCAGCGCCCGGCTCTTTGTCGAAAATCAGCATGAAATCACTGATCGCGCCGATCAGTGTTGACTTGCCGTTCTTTTTTCCAACCTCGATATATCCATCTTTGAAGCGGCGCAGGCCATTGGCCTTCTTCCACCCGAAAAGAGAACCGACAATGAATTTCTGCCAAGGCTGCAAAACAAGCGGCTGGCCGCCGAATTCCCCTTTCGACTGGGGAAAAATCTGCATCTTTTCAATAGCGAACTCTGCCGCTTCGCGGTCAAAGACAAGCCCGCGCTTGCTGCCAGTTTCAAGGTCACCGATATGACGCTTGCATGCCAGCTTTACAAACTTTCCGGCGATGATCTTTCCCTGCAGTACCTGTTCGGCATAATGGCGAACAGGGCACCGGCGGCGCCTGTCGATTGTCATCAGTATCCAGCCGTTGGATCATCAAACCCAAGGCTGCCCTGGCGGGGATCGGTTTTTACCCGCGTACGCGACGCGGCGGTCATGCCCCATTCCGAAGCAAAGGCACGTATCTGTTTTTCGCAGTCCTGCAAAATACTGACTTCAGGACGAACGCGCACCATCTCGCCATGCTTGCCGCGCGTAAGATACGTCATGCCATTTTCATCCAGAAACTTTTGGATCTTCTGGGCACGGGCAACGATGTTGCAATAAGTCTCAATCTGAAATTTATCAATGCGCGCAATGACGCGCAGCTTTTCAAGTTCCTTGACCGTTTCATCCCAGATAGCACGCGAAGCCGCTGATAGTTGCGCACTTGGTTGCGGCGTTTCGATAGGTGGTGTCAGTGTATCGGCATCAATCGGACGCTTGCCCGGGTTGCCCGTCATAAGTTTGATAACGGTCGGCGTGGGCTTTCGGCCTTTCGCCATGCATTTTTCCTCTTCGTTAACCTCTGTCTTGGTTAAAACATTGATATTTATTGATCTTTTTGAATCTTTTCTTCCCCAATTTCGCGACCATACGCGCAATAC